TGGAAACATTGATGACGGAACAATAGCACTATACGGAATAGCATAATGGGAACACGAATTACATCACTTGCCAATAACTTTGACACAACAGGAAAGTTAAAGGCAGCAGGTATCAACAATGCCAGTTTAAGTGGTATTACAGCGTTGCCTTCTGGTGTTGCTGGTAAAATGACTTTACTCAGTACACAGACAGCATCTTCTAGTAGTTCATTAAGTTTTACATCTGGTATTGATTCAACATATGATGCTTATTGTTTTAAATATATTGCTGTTCATCCCTCTAATTCAACTGATGCTCAATGGACATTTCAAGCTTCAACAGATGGTGGAAGTTCATATGGTGTTGCTGTTGTATCTACGAATTTTAGAGCATATCATTTTGAAAATGATGCTGGTGCTTCCTTACAAAGTAGAAGTGCTGATAGTGAAGAAGGCCGATCCAATGAAACAACATATCAACCTTTAGGATATCAAGGTGGTGCTGTTGCTGATGAAAATTGTTCAGGAGAATTATGGTTATATAATCCTAGTTCAACAACTTATGTAAAACATTTTTTATCCAGAAATGCTTTGGTAGGTTATGATTCAGGTAATGGTGGATTTCAACAAGATGTACATTGTGCTGGTTATTTTAACACCACATCAGCAATCGATGCTATTGACTTTAAATTTGCTACAGGTAACATAGACGATGGCACAATCAAATTATACGGAGTATCAACAAGTTAATGGGACAGGCAACAAGAAATATCGCTAACAGTTTTACAACCAGTGGAGTTATTACTTCCAGTGCTGTCAACAATACATCTTTAGGAAACATTACTGATTTATCAGCAGGTGGTTCTTTGATTCTTTTAAGTGAACAGACAGCATCTGCTAGTAGTTCAATTAGTTTCACTTCAGGTATTGATTCTACATATGATGAGTATTGGTTTATTTTTAATCAATGTCACCCAAGTAATATTGGACCGAATTTTGATTTTCATACATCTACTAACGGTGGTAGTTCTTATGGTACAACAGCGACATCTACTTTTTTTGTTGCTTATCAAGGAGAAGGTGGAGCATCTTCAGCATTAACTTATGATACAGGAAATGATGAAGCACAAACAACCGTAGGAGTGACTTTAGGTGGTAGTGGTTATCTAAATGATGAATCAGCTAGTGGAATTTTAAAATTTTATAATCCTAGTTCAACAACTTATGTAAAACATTTTATAAGCCAAATGAGTGTTACTCATGGAAATTATACATATGAGTGTCAAAATATTTTTTCAGCAGGTTATTTTAATACTACATCAGCGATTGATGCTGTTAAATTTCAATTCTCAGCAGGAAATGTAGATGCCGGCACAATACAAATGTTTGGAGTGAAATAAATAGAACTATGGGTGCTAATACAAGAGGATTTGCTAACTTACTCAACACAGACGGCACTTTTCTGTCTGGTGCTATCAATAACACTTCCGTATCAGGTATCACTGATTTACCGACGGCTGCTAAGAGTGATTTAGTGCCAAACATTGGTTATGGTTTAGGAAATGATTCAGCAATGGAACACTATCACGGTGCTCGAAGTGGTGTTGGTGTTTTTGATGGTACTTATGATGCTTATTGCTTTACGTTTACAAATGTGAGACCAGTTACCGACAACGTAGAGTTTCAGTGGGGTGCTTCAACAAATAACGGATCAGATTATGCTGTTGTAAAAACAACAACTGTATTTGATGCTGGTAATAATGAAAGTGACAGTAATAATTTTGGATATGATACAGGTGCTGACCTTACTCAATCTTCAAGTTATTGTAGAATTGCTAGAAATGTGAGTAGTGATTCTGACCATGGTGTGTGTGGTGAATTATGGATATTTGATGTTGCTTCAACAACTCATGTGAAACATTTTTATAGTGTTGTATCAGCAAACGACAGACTTGATAGAGAATACAAAACTTTTGTAGCAGGATATTTAAATACAACAACTGCTGTTAACGCTGTGGCATTTAGATTTGCTTCTGGAAATTTGTCAACAGGAAATATAAGAGTTTATGGATTAAAATAATGGGAACAATAACAAGAGCATTAGCAAATAATATTACAACAGGAGGTGTTGTTGCTTCATCTGGTGTATCAAACACTAGTGTAAGTGCTGTTACAACTTTACCATCTGGTATCGAATTAAATGATACCTTTCAATTAATTTCAACACAAACAGCATCCGCTGATGCTTCTTTAAGTTTTACATCAGGTTTAGATTCTACCTATGATGTTTATTGTTTTAGAATGTTTGATATTCACGGTTCAAGTGACGGACAGTTATTTACATTTCAAGGTTCTACAGATGGTGGATCAAACTACAATACAACAATAACATCAACAATGTTTGAATCTTATCATAATGAAGGTGATGATACTGCTGCTATAGCATATCAAGCTAATGGAGACCAAGGAAATGGAACAGCATTTCAAAGACTTTCTAATTCTTGTGGTGCTGATAATGACCAAAGTTTAGTAACTGAATTATTTTTATATCGACCAGATTCAACAACACAAGTAAAACATTTTATGTGTCGAACACAGCATTATAACGATAACAATTATTCTATGGATGTTAGTGTGGCAGGTTATTTCAACACCACTTCAGCAATTAATGCTATTCAATTTAAATTCGGTTCTGGCAACATAGACGCTGGAACAATCAAACTCTTTGGTGTAAGAGATGTAACAACGGCAGGTATCTAATGGGAACAATTACAAGAACATTTACAAATAACATTGGATCAAATGGTGTATTAGGTTCAAGTGCTATCAATAATGCTTCGTTAAATAATGTAACATCTATACCCGGTGTAACTATGAAGTTATTAACGACTGCTACGGCATCTGGTGATACTTCATTAAGTTTTACATCAAATATAGATTCAACTTATGATGAGTATTGGTTTGTGTTTAATAATATTCATGTTTCGAATGTTAATACAATATTGGCATTTATGGCATCTACAGACGGTGGTTCTTCTTACGGAGTGGCAACAATGAATACTTTTGTAGAATCTCAACATAATGAAGCAAATACTATTGCCAGTTTAACATATGACACAGGTAAAGACCAAGCACAAAATACTGGTTTAATATATTTTGGTCCGGCTGCTGATATAGAAGATTCTGCCTCTATGTCAGGTATATTTAAGTTATATAATCCAAGTTCTTCAACTTATGTAAAGCATTATACAAGTATGATACAAGGTATGGAACACGACAATATATCAACACTTGTACTAGGTGGTGGATATATTAATACTACTTCACCAGTAAATGCTATCAAGTTTCAAATGACATCAAACACAATAGATAGTGGCACAATCAAGTTATATGGGGTGAGTTAACGTATAAATAGTAATAAGTTTTAAGGAGAATACAATGCCAAGAACAAAATTAGTCAACGGTGAAAGAATAGCACTAACTGCTGAAGAAGAAGCAGCAAGAGATGCCGAAGAGGCTGCTTGGGCTGCAGGTGCATTTGACAGAGCAATCGCTGATGTCAGATCAACAAGAAATCGTCTTTTAGCAGAAACAGACTATTTGGCACTTTCTGATCAAACTCTTTCGTCTGAGATGACAACATATCGTCAGGCATTAAGAGATATCACAGACGGTGTTACAACCACAGACGACATAGACGCAATTACCTGGCCGACAAAGCCATAACATAGGAAAACAGAATGAGTTTAACCAAAGTCACATCTGGTGCTATCACCGATAGTGCGATTACAACAGCAAAGATTGAAGATGGTACAATTGTTAACGCTGATATCAATGCCTCAGCAAATATTGCTCAATCAAAACTCAGTCTTTCCCTACCGACTATTTCTTCTATCTCTATTGAGAATAGTCAAGGTGCGATTCCACCAAGTGATACATCATTATACTTTGATATTATCGGCACAAACTTTTCCAATCCTTCGACTGTTGAATTATTAGATAGTTCAACCAATGCTTCAACCAATGCCACCACAGTTACCTATGTGAGTGCTACTCAATTAAGAGTAACAGCATCACTAAGTGCAGGTACTTATAAAATTCGTGTAACAAGAAGTGATGGTTTTGCTGGAATCTCAGCAACAGCATTGTTAACAGTCAGTCAAGCAGTTTCATGGTCAACCTCTGCTGGTTCTTTAGGAACTTTTGATGAGGGTGTTGCCATTTCAACCATTACATTATCAGCAACTTCCAATAGTGCTATCACCTATGCGATTCAATCAGGAAGTTTACCAACAGGTTTAAGTTTAAATACATCAAACGGTGAAATCACAGGAACACCGGGTAGTATTGCTGCTGATACCACTTCTACATTTACAGTTCGTGCCACAGACGCTGAAAGTCAATTTGCTGATAGAGAGTTTACCATTACCGTCACAGATATTGTGATATTTCAATCATTGAGATTTAATGATGGCGATAGTCCTTATTTAACTAGAACACCAAGTAGTGCAGGAAATAGAAAAACTTTTACTTGGAGTGCTTGGGTAAAAAGGTCAGCTATTGGTAGTTCTAGTAGAAGATTATTTAGTGCATCTTCTTCATCTTCTGTGGCTTGTCAAATTGGTTTTGATTCTAATAATATTTTTCAAGTTATGGATGAAAGTATTAGTTATATATTGACAACCGACCAAGTTTTTAGAGATGTATCAGCATATTATCACTTTGTTGTTGCAGTAGATACAACCCAAGCAACATCATCTAATAGAGTAAAATTGTACGTAAATGGTAATCAAGTCACAGATTTTTCAACAGAAACTTATCCATCTCAAAATTCAGATGGATTTATAAACAATAATATTGTTCATAGAATTGGCTCAAGATACCAAACAACAGGTTCTTCAGAATTTTTTGACGGCTACATGGCAGAGGTTCATTTCATTGACGGACAAGCATTGACACCTTCATCTTTTGGTACAACAGGCTCAAATGGTCGTTGGAAACCAAAAACATATTCTGGTACTTACGGCACCAACGGATTCTACTTAGACTTTGCTGATAGTGGAAACTTAGGAGATGATGAAAGTGGAAACACAAATGACTTCACCGCAAACAATTTAGCTGCTACTGACCAAGTAACAGATAACCCACAGAATAACTTTGCTACTTTAAGTTCCATAGATGCACATACAACCTCACCTACATTAGCAGAAGGTAATACAGATTTTACAGGTGTTAGTGGGACTGCCTTTACTCCTGCTAGAAGCACAATGGCAGTATCAAGTGGTAAATGGTATGTGGAATATAAATTTAAAACTGCAGGTGGTGGTGTTGGAATTATGACAACTCAATCACCTATTAATGACCATTTAAGAGATGATAGTGATGTAAGAAGTTTATATAGAGGTTGGAATGGTTATTATTACGGAAGAAATAACTCTGGTGCTATTGATGATGTAGGCGATAATTCTCAAACATTTTCAGCAGACGATATTGGAATGATTGCCTTAGATTTAGATAATGGTTATGTCTATTTTGGTAAAAACGGAACTTGGCTATATGGTCAAGACGGAAGC